ATGGCTTTAATCATGAGACAACGCTTACAAATTGGCGGTAAAATTCTTCACAAAATTTCGGAAGCAGAACTCATCAGCGGACGCAAAGAACCGCATGCCCAACTGACAATTAGACTTCCGAAGATGAAGGGATATGACAGTAAAGCATTCAAAAAGGGTGATTTAGTACGTTGGTGGGCATGGTATGAAGGATACAAAGAATCTCTCGAATTCGAAGGAAAAGTCGTCAGCGTATCTCCAAAGATGCCCTTGGAAATTGTTTGTCGGGATGGAATGTATGATCTTCAATTAAAAACAGTAAATTTCAATATTGACAAGATGACAATACCTTCAATCGTAAATCGTTGCATTTCCGCCGGGGATGTAATTCCTAAAATTGACCCAACTATTGCTTCAATACGATTAAGTTATGATATTTTAACCGCCGGGAAGCGCGCCGCTTTCGTACTTCATCGACTAAAAAAATATGGGATCGACGCTTTTTTTCGGAATAATTTTTTGGTAGTTCAGAATCCAACGAAAATTTCCGCTCCCGCTAAAAAGAAAGTCTTTCAGTTAGGCCACAACGTAATCAAAGACAATCTCTCCACAAGAGAAAGTAGACCGATCCAAGTTAAATTAAGAAGTTATAACATAGACACGGGAAGGATGCAGGAAGCCACATATACGGAAAGTGGAGGTGAGGAACTTGTTTTCGATTTAGACGGAATCTCCTTGTCCGAACTTAAAAAAAGAGCGGAAGAAATCTATCACGAAATTGCGGGAACCGGTCTTGTCGGAGAATTTGAAACCTTCGGAGTTCCTTCGGTGCAACATTCAGAAATTGTAACATTCAAAGATCCGGACGACAAGACAAGATCAAAGGACATCTTTGTGGACAAGGTGGTTAAAACTTGGTCGGCCAAAAACGCAACGTTTAGACAAATCATTCATCCGGCTGTTGTGAAATTCAAGGATGCCGTATGAGTGTTGCCGGGGATTTAGTTACTCTCTTTTTTAGTGAGTTTACGATCAACTGGGCGACTATGGCCACGGTCGTTCGAGTCCAGGAAGAACCGGACGATTCCGGTAAACCGGGCCTTTTAACCGCGACTACCAACGGAGCGAACAAAGAAAATGTTCGTTGGTACTGGCCGATTAAACCCGCTATCGGAAGTCGTTGTATTATTCTATTCGGAGACAACAACGCAAGTAGAGCGGTTGCAATCGGCTTCAACAAAATTGCAAAAATCAAAACTAAAGTCGCCGAGCTTTGCGAGATTGAAGTAGACGAACAAGGTTTTAAGATCGATCATTCTCAATTGTTATCCGTCGTCGGTAAACTCACCGAAGGAAAACTGACTTTAAAAAACGGTCCCACTTTGGAAATCGCGTTAGACTCCATTCAAAACAAAATCAACTTCAAAGGAAAAATCGAAGTCGGAGACGCAAGTATTTCCGGAGTCGATACCAACGCTCTGGAAACTTGGATGAACGAAATCGTTACTTCATTGCAAGCACTCTATGCGGCGATTCAAACTTCACCGGTGACGCCGATGGATGGAGGCGCGTCTTACAAGGCAGGACTTGCGGGAGCGATTTCTTCGAAACCGATTCCTTCGGTTCCAGTCGCTCTCAAAGTTTCCAACCTCAAGTACGGAAAGTCTTAAACTTTGAGAGCTATCAAATCTAAGTTTTAAAACAAAAGGAGAAGGAAAATGAACGATATGGTAACAAAAAAAATTGGGATGAGTTTCGATCAACCGGGCTTTTACTATTTGTAAACCATTTCCTACACATTTTTGGTTGGGCTCTTGTCTTCGAATGTGCTGATCAAAAAATTGTTTCTGTTTACCCTGCGAGAGTAAAGTATCGAGGGTTTCCAGAAACAGCAACTGATGATGCCTTCAAAAAGGTGACAAATTACCTACAGGATACAGTTAGAGAACTTAAAAAAGAAGTCGAAGAATAAACTTTGAGAACTATCCTCACGTTAAAGAACTGCGGACGTTCAGAGGACGGACGACAGACGAATTTGCTTCGCAAATTCTAAACAGAAGACAGAAACTCAATTATAATACATCACGTTTTTTTAATGAAACGTTTCTTGAGTATTTTTTTGAATAATGAACGGTCAGCTATCGCGCACAAAAAAAATAGAAGACATAGCGGACAGGAAAGCCGCTCTGTTTGTTGAATCGCTTGCGGAACTTTCGTTCTCGTATAACGTATTCCCGTGGACTTTCTCATCGACAACCTTACTTCTGATCTTCTTCTCGATTCGAAAACTTTTGATTTTGCGGATACGGAATCGGAAATAGAAGTCGTGCGTTCGATGGTGATCGAAGCGTTCGATAGGACTCCTGCGGACGACATTGACTTTCCCGAAATCTACAGCCGTCAAAGAAAGCATCTTTACGAAGACGACGATAGCGGTCCTCAAGAAAGAATGAACGATGCGTTCCGGATCTTATCTCAATTTCCTCAAATCGATTCCGATACAATTCAAATTTCCGTACTCAAAAAAGGACTTTCCATTTATTTCCGATTAAAAACAGGAGAAGAACTTTCCCTAAATCTTGGAGGGAACTCATGATATTATACACTACAAAATCAAACGTTCAAAGAGAGATTGAGCGTAACGTTTCGGGCTCTAAGGTTTTTGAAAGTCATGATTTTACTCGGGACTCAAAAGCCAGCACGATTCTAAGATCTCTTGCAAACGCAATCTATCTATTCATCGATCAGAATCTTATAGCGCTCCAAAAAGCGATCCACTATCACACGGCCGAAGAAGAAGATTTACACGAGTGGTTGAAGCGTTACGGCTTGGAATGGAAAGAATCGACTCACGCAAAACACAGAATCCGAATCGGTTCTAAGATGTCCGTTTCTTACGAAGTTCTGATTCCTGTCGGAAAAATCGTAGGTACGTCAGACCACAAGATTCAGTTTCAAATTACACAAGAATCGAAACTTCTTCCTACGACGCCTGTAGACTCAAGAGGGTTTCATACGGTGGAAGTGATTTGCGAAGCTCTCATTTCCGGCACAAAAGGCAACGTTGCCCAAAACGCAATTTCCGAAATCATAGATTACATCGAAGACTGCGACGTCGTATATAACCCGAATACGATCCCCGAGTTTGTGGCCCGGGACAGAGAAACGATCGCGAGCGTTCGGTCTCGTTTACAAGAGGCGGAAATCAAATCTTCTTCCCTTTGGACTCCGGAGTGGTACGTCAGCGAAGCATTAGGATTTTCTTTTGTAGAAAGGGCTATCTTTAAAAGTAGTAAAGCGATTGGAATTCCGGGAGTTGTAAAGCTTCTACTCAAAGGCGCGAGTGGAGCCATTTCATCCGCACAGTTGCAAATCGTTGAAACACATTTTGATGATGAAGACAAAAATCCTGGAGGGGTTGCAAAAGTTGTCTGTGAAAATATCAACGCGATCGAAGTAAGTAAGGTTTTTATTATATACTTCGCTTCGGCTGAATCGATTCCGGATACGATCACACTTGAAAACATCGTGGATACGTTTTTTTTCTCTCTCAGAGATGGTGACGATTTTGTTACCAACTCGCTTCGTTCCAGTTTTTTAAATCTTCCGGACGCGGTTCAGTGTGACGTAAACAACGCAGACAACATTTCCATTCCCCCCGGTAGCCTTGCAATTAAAGGTTCCGGTTTTGATGTAACGGCAACGGTGTATTCATGAGTCGTTTTCGCTTTGATTTCAACTCTTTGGTTTGGGCAAATCTAAGAAGGTCCATTCGTCAAACTTCTCCATTGCCGGTTTCTATGAACGAAAACGGAACCGGTGGTCTTTCCAATAGCCTTTGGTATCGGGTTCTATTCGCGTTTTTAATTGTGATTGGGGAACGACTCAAAAGATCGAATTGGTTGTACAAACAAATCTGGGTGGATACAGCAGACGGCAAAGGTCTTGATTGGTGGGGTGCTCGTTATGGCTTGTCTCGTGAACCGGGCGAAGGCGATAGTTCGTATTATCTTAAGATTTTATTCTTAGCGGAATATCGTCGTCTTCCACCAACTCTTTTTACCAAAAAAAATCTAATCGCAAGAATCACGGGACTTTCAACGGATCAAATTGTAGTCGAACAAGTTTTTGATTTCAAATATAGAATGGGAGATCCGATCGGTACGATCCTCGGTTCCCGTGATTATTCTTTTTATGCGTTCCGAATCTATATCCCTTCGATCGATAAAAAATCCCGTCAAAATTTAATCCGTATTTTAGACGCAATCAACATCGGCGGTAACGTCTGGGAAATTTGGGAAGAGTTAAATCCTTCCGATCCTCCTCCGACTCCGGAAGACGGACAAGTTTGGAAAGGAGCCCGATTGTCTGAAACGTTGTTAGGCGTCGAATCATATTGGTTAGTATATTAGGAGTTTATTATGAGTAATTTAAGAGGTTTGAATTTTCCGGCAAACGGTAAACCTGTTTTTCAAGGTGACTTCGAAACGGAACACAACCGTATGGAAGACGAAATTGTTGAACGTTTTTCCGATCTTGTCACAGGTGAAGTTTTGTCCGGCGGTGATCTGACTCCTGGCACAAGTCCCAATACGATCAACCTTACGGAAATCGTCGCGTATGATTCCAAAGGCAGGCGGATTCACGTAGCCGCACAAAATAACCTTCTTGTAACCAGGCAAAACTTAGACTCGTTTGTCGTTCTGCGTCACAAGTTTCAAACCGATACTTCCCCCTATCTCGATTCTACCGGGTACGCAAATACCTATCGTCAAAACTCGTTCGAGATTTTGTTCAAAGAGACTATGGATTCAGAAGACGTTGTTCTTTTTAAAATTCGTAGCTCAAACGGTGCAATTTCCATATTAAATGATCTTCGTTCTTTGTGTCGTATCAAGTCAGGCAATATCCGTGACAGTTCGGTTACGAATTCTAAGTTAGACATGGATATTAAGATCGGTTCTTTATCTGCGTTAGTCGGTCGTTTTAATAGCTCGATGCGTTCGAGTGTATCCAGCGCGCTCAATGCGCTGGAAAGCTTTCTCAGTGCGGAGGAAACGACGAGACAGAATAACATAAATCTAATCAATGCACTTCAAATTCCACTCGGTGGAGTTAGAGAGGACAATCTCAACCAACTGGATCCTAATTATTTCAAAGATGCCAACGGGCAGGCCATTTCGCGTTCGCAGTTCGCGGCTCTTTGGAACTTGGTTCACAAAACTGTTTCGGGCATTACTCCATCTACTGATAGAATTACTGTCTCTGCACACGGTCGTATGGAAGGAGATTGGATTAAATTCTCATTCTCTGGCGGTGGAATCACTGCATTAACAAAATATTATGTTCGCAATCCCACGTTGAACGATTTTCAGATTTCGTCCACTCGAACGGGTTCGATTATCGATCTAACTGCAAATCAAACAGGGGACTGTATGGTTGATACCGAGTTTGGTTTCGGGGATGGTTCAACTACGTTTAACATACGAGATAGAAACGGAATATCTGTAAGAGGCGCTGGAGTTCATGGAACCAGAGCCAAAGCAGCGGGCGGAAATTATGACGGGGGCCCGGTCGGATATGAGGGACAGGATCAAAAACAGGGATCCGGACTCGCGGCACCAAATGGTTCCACCACCGGAGGTGCATACGGATTAAATTCAGGATTAGGAGGTCAATGGGTTATGACTGGTGGCGGCACTTGGGGAGGAACTGCGATTAACGCAACGCTTCCAATTTCAGACGGCATCAATGGAACTCCCAGAGTTGGAAACGAGACGGTTTCTGCCAACGTAGCGGTGCGAATGAAAGTCAGGGTAGCGTAATAGAAGGAAAAAAACAATGAATTATATAATCGATAAACATTCAAATATTGTAATCTGGATGAACACTGATCCGAATCAACTGACAGGTGTGGAAGCCTGGGCAAATTTCAATCTAGATCAACACGAAGTTGTCTATTCCATCCACTACAATCCACAGATTGGAGAATTGTTTCGTGCGGAAATTAGAGACGGAATCGCACAGGATTTCGTTCCAAAAAACGTTTATAACAAAACTTCCGGACAGAAACGAGTTCTGCAACGTTGGGAGGATCAAATTGATGAGACAGAAACGGAGGACGAACCATCAACAGACGCGAAAGGGGTCATCATTCCGAATCAGGTCCATACGAAATCAGGTTGGATCATTGATCTGGTTCAAAGAAAAGATTCTTTGACTAAACGTGTAAATTCTATATATGAATCTGAAATTACAGCCGGTTTTATTTCCAATGCGCTCGGCGCACCGCATTTTTACAGTAGCGATCGAGACGACCAATTGAATTTAGTCGGTTTAGTTTCTCTTAACTCATCCGTTAGTTATAAATGCACAGATCAAAGCGGAGTAAAAGGGTACCGCAACCATTCAGCTGATCAGATTAAACAAGTTTTAAACGACGGAGCGATTCGAAAAACATTTCTTTTGCAGGAATGCGCGAGTTTAAAATCAAAGATTCAAAAAGCGGATTCCGTTGAAAAGCTCAATCAATTTGATATTCAATCGGATTGAGACTAGCCGATCGTAAGCGCCGCCAGAATAAAAGGAAAAAATTCATGATTACAGAAAAAGATCTTACAGACGAAGTCATTGCGAAAGATGTTTTGAAATGGGAGCATAACCCGGAAATCGGCTGGCTCACAAGATCGAATAGCATCGAAGAACTTTTACCTTCATTTAAGACTGATAGTAGATGGCCCGGTTTGCTTTGGGACAGAGCGCTACCAATCATGCAGAAAAATTATATCGGGCTCGAAAGTATTGAGGTTACTGATCAGAATTACAATAACATTTTCTTTTCATCTTCTATCAATTCAGCTCTGGCTCTGATTGTTTTGAATAAGGATGAGTTGTGGAGTGAGTAAAGATGACAGCCGTAATAATTACTTTAATTCGCCTTATACTTTCGTATTTGGTTATCTATTTATACTGGGAATATGCATTGGGTATAGATGCATATTTCACTTTTGCGTTTATATTCTGTTTAATACATGAAATTGCTCTTTCGACAATTTCTTCAATCCTCCTTGCTGGAACAGAGAAGATACGCTTTCTCGTTCCTGGAGGTCATTCTGATATGGTTGTGAGAATCTTGGAGAAAGAGTTTAAAAAACCTTACGCCTCTTGGTCGGAGCTTGATCCTTATGAACTTATAAATGCAGTAATGAGGTTATATGAAACGGGAAGGATACCGAAATCTGAATCCTTTCGTACTCCACGCGAAATAACTCGGATTTTAAAATCAATTGATAAAGTCTTTAAGACCGAGACAACGACAGGTGAAAAACAAGGCAATGAAAGAAGATGAAGGCAAGATTATTCAATTCGAGGAACTTGGGACTTGGTCAGTTAAGAAATCTAATCAAAAACCCAAATGCAATCATGACTCTGCTTATATTGTCGAAGGATCTCCCTATCTTCAATGTCAAACCTGCGAAGAGGATTTAGATCCAATTTGGTTTATGGCTCGTATTGCGGATAAGGAGCAAGTAAGAGAATGGAGGGTGAAACGTTTGACGGATCTAATTAACGATCTGAATCAAAAAATCGAAAATCAGAATCGGTTTAAATGCGAACACTGCGGGAAGTTTACAAAGATTCTTAAATAGTTATGAATTCAGTGCGTGATGTAACATTAAATTATTTCAAACTAACATTTAGCAGAAGACTCGCAATTGCTGAAAAATTCAATCTTTTGAGAGAAGAGGATATAGATCAACCAGACTATGAAAAATTTCACCGAGTCTTACTACGGGCGAAGGAACGTAACTTATTAAATGAAATAGATTCTGAGATTACAATTGAGCTTCAAAAAAGCAACAAGGAGTAGTGAAATGACGCAACAACGCTGTGAGTATATTGCTGAAAAGATTCTAGGCGCAAATAAAAAAATCCAATACGGCAAAACTTGGCTGCATGTCCCGGACAAAGAATTTGAACCTCCATTTGAATGGGAATTTCCAGACGGAAGGATAGTTAATTCAAAAACAGATTTCGAATCTCTTCCGGAATGGGTTGGTTCCATCTGTGGAGTAGTATTACCACTGCTTTCAGAAAAAGATTGGAACATTTCGTTTTTATATAATGGACACGTAAGTTTGGAAGACTCAACGGGCTGGGCAATATTAGACATTAGAACCGGTCCGCTTGCGACGGTACTTATCGATGCTCACATAAAAATCTCAGGAGAATAAGTCAATACTCAGTTACGTTTTTAGCGCACATTCCCGACGGGGGTAACGCTCGCGGACATCTATAAAATAGAGTGTCTAAAATTGTTCATTAAACGCGGGATTTATGCTCAAATTAACGGTACTCTATTTTATAGAGATGAGTAACAGAGCCTGTTATGATCTGAAAGTGAAAATCTTTTTGAGAAATAACGCCATTACTGATAACTTTTTCCAAGACATCTTGTGA